AATAGTATAACATTTAGTGCCTCTAATTTCAAATGAACAGAGGTATTGTGCTATGAATTTTTAAATATCTCTTGACTTTATGAGTTCCATTTAATACAATGAATTTGTGGAACTCAATAAGAAAGGAGCTGAAACTATGAGTCCAAGAACTGGACGACCTAAGATTGGTAATCCAAAAAGCAATGATATAAAGGTTCGAGTTGATGATAAGACTATAAAGTTTTTAGATGAATATTGTAAAGCGAACAATGAAACTAGAGCCGGTGTTGTTAGAAAAGCGATTATCCAATTTTTAGGAATTGAATAAAAAATAGGAACGTTAACTTTCTCAGGGTTACAACGCTCCTATTGCCACAACGAAGAGGCATTTAGATTATAGCACTAAATACCTCTAAACTCAAATTTCAAAAGAAAGAGGTAAAAGATATGTTAAATGAATTAGATAAGTTATTTGACATGTTATCAGAAATTGAAAACAAATTAACTGACTTAGAAAGAATTAATTCAATGGTCATTGTTACATGTGATGCATGTGAAAACGGGAATGATATTAAATATGATGTTTCAAATGTCATGATGTTAATTGAAGACCAAATTGACATGGTAGAAGAAACTATTAGATCAAATGTTTCAAAGTGCAATGCTTTAACAAGAAACATTCAAGAAACAATTAAAAAAGGAGATTGTCAATATGGAAGAACTACAAATATTTAACAATGAAGAATTTGGAAATGTAAGAAGCTTGATGATTGACAATGAACCTTGGCTTGTTGGTAAAGATGTTGCTACTGACCTCGGGTACCAAAACGGTAGTCGAGATATTAACCGACATGTTGATGAAGAAGATAGACGAAAAGTAATGGTTTTTGATGGAAAACAAAATAAAGAAACTATTGTTATTAATGAATCAGGCTTATATGCTTTAGTCTTTGGTAGCAAGTTACCATCCGCAAAGAAATTCAAACATTGGGTAACAAGTGAAGTTCTTCCAACGTTGAGAAAGACTGGTTCATATGCTAAAGTACCAACTGACCCAAGAGAATTGCTTATGTTGACAATTAAAGCTCATGAACAAACTGCTCAAAGAGTTGATGTTCTTGAAGAAAAGGTATCTGATTTAGAAAAATCAACAACGATTGACAGTTCACAACAATATACGCTTGAAAGAATTGCTAAAACAACTGTAATCAGTGCACTAGGCGGTATTGATTCAAGAGCTTACCAATTAATGAGCAGAAAGCTTTTCAGCAACATCTGGAGAGACTATAAAAAGTATTTCAAATTAGGCTCATATCGAGATACCCTAAAGACTGATTATGAAAATGCTAAAAATTATTTGGAATCATGGTCTCCTGAAGTCAATACAAGCTTGAAAATCAAAGAATACAATAGTCAATTATCAATGGTATTAGATTAAAAATTAAATATGAATATAAAGCGAGTTCAAAAGACTCGCTTTTTCTATACGCAATTTTAGAGAAAGGTTTTTCAATGGCTGAAGGATTAAGACCACATCATCATCAAGAATTTGAATATCATACTATTCAATATTTTGATAAGAAAAGACACGTTATTGTTAAGAAGATACAGTATATGTGTATGATTTGCGGTCGTGTTCGTCATGAAAAATACGATTGCTACGTACCGCCACCTAAAAGCAAAACAAAAGCACTAGAGAGAAATAAAAGGAAATACAGCAATAGAGACTGATATTTCCTTTTTTTGTACCCAAAAACTGAAAACAACATAGCAAGACATGAATAAAACAAAAATTTTGAGGTGGGCAACTCGTAAAACTGCAACCGCACAGGCTGATGCAACCAGCGTACTAAAGCGTAGTGAATGAAAGGATCTTATGAAAAGAGAATTTTTAAAGAATTTAGGATTAACAGATGAACAAGTTAATCAAATCATGACTGAAAACGGTAATGACATTGAAAAATACCGCAAGGAAGTCGAATCAAAAACAAAAGAGCTAGAAACATTGAACACAAAATATGAATCAGCTCAAAACTCTTTGAATGATGCGAATAAGCAAATCAAATCGTACAAGGACATGGATATTGAAGGTATCAAAAATTCCGCTGCTGAATGGGAAAAGAAATATAAAGATGAAACTGCAGAATTGAACAACAAATTGACTCA